CAGCTGATCCAGAAGTAACAGCGGCTCCATTCCCATTCATAGCAGAAAGAACAGGATTCAAACCAGCAGCCATTAGATCCTGCACCTCTCTTTGATGAGCTGTATTCGACTGGTATGCCTGCCAAGCGCGATTCTTTTCCGCTTCAGCAGCATTAAAACGCCGGGTAAGTTCTGCCTGTGCTGCGGACCAATCACGCTGCTCCGCAGCCATTTGAGCAGATGCCGCATTATTTGCCTGTTGAATACCTAACAACTGATTCACTGTATTATTTGTATTTCCAACGGCAGACAATGCCGAAGATGTAGACTGTGACGCTACACCGCTTAAATCAAGGGCAGATGAAGCCATAAAGGCACCTCCAAAGGCTAAATAGTGATAAGACACGGCTAAATAGCTAGAGGGGCCTTGTTGGCCCCTCTAGCTGGCTCTAAGGCCACTCTGGAAAATAAAGAGACATGCAGCATCAATGATGATCAATCAGACCAGGAATCGAATACAACGGCATAGGCCGAGTAGTCCTATTTTTCACATAAATATCAGCAAAGAACTGATTAGAAACAGAAGAATTAACAGCAAGACAACGATCGATATTCGTCTTGTCTTCCTGTATCCATCCAGGAGAGAGCATAGGAAGAGAGTCATAATCGTCACCAAGATGCCAAACGTCAAAAGACTGAGGATAAGTAGAACGCATCTCGCCAGTGCAGATAGAAGGACGATAACGATACTCAGCCCAAGCTTCCTGATAACCAAAGACCTCCTTATCAACTTCCTGACCCTGTGCATAAATCTCCTGATTCAGAATAGGCTGCTCTCCAATATTCGCAAAAACAGGAAAATAAAAGTCAAGAGCCACTTTCCTAGTCCACATCTTTGAAAGACCTTGCTGATAAGTATGATTATAACGGGCTACCATAACGCCAATAATATAACCGTGCTCCGTAAAAGACTTTGTAAAATCACTATGAACATCAGTCGTTAAAGACTGTCCTGTCGTTGTACCTTGAGGACTAGAATCACTAGAAGCAGACTGCTGCACAACCTGATTAATCGTAATAGGAATCCGATTACCGCCAAGATACTCAGGACGCTGCAGACGGTAATCCGGGTTTGTCACGTTAAACATAGCTTTAATAGACTCAATGTAACGGCTGCCGCCGCGAGCCAACTTTTCAAAAAATTTCTGAGTTTGAAAAGCTAGCCGCAAAGAATTAATCGAAGCGACAGCAGTATCGGTAACATTAGCCCAAAGATTAGCAGGAGTGTAATTGACAAAATCAACAGAACCAGGATCTGAAACAGACATTCCAGCGATACGACGAGTAGAATCAGATGGATCCGTAGTATTTTGAAGGGCATAAAGAGAATGAGCAGGATTTGAAATCCCTCTATCAGCATACCAAAACATACCACGAGAAGCAGTAGAAGCAGAAGGAGAAACTAAATCATCAGTAGCTACAACAGGTAAATTAGTATCAAACAAGGGAATAGTTACATCAGGGCCCTTTTGGGGAGAAGGCAAAGCGGACGTAAAATAGTCATGCAACTTACCAGCTACAAAAGGCTTTCCGCCCAGCTGACAATCTGTAATATAATTAGCTCCATTCGAGCCGGCTAAAGTCGCATCCTCAAGAGAAATATTAAACGGATCCTGCAAATTCTCATCACGGAACCACTCATTACAGATCAAAGCATAAGCACGGAACGGCATAGCATTTACAGAAAGACCTTGAACACCAGTCGGAATACCCATATAATCAGCAATTGTACCAACGGACCAACCACCAGAAGGAGCAGTGACCTGCGGAACAGAATAAACCGTTTCAGGCGCCCAAGCGCTTTTGGTATTCTCAAACATAAGATTCGGCCAATGCTTCCATACAAGACGATTCGGAACAAAAAAGTAATAAGTATCCAAATAAATATTATCCATGATAGGGGTCAAAGGAGTTTGCATACGGACAACCTTAGACGTATCAACCGAAAAAGTATCACCAGGAAGCACCTCATCCACATAAAAAGGAACCAAATCGCCAGCGTTGAAAGTAGTCTTTACACTAGAATTTCGATTAAAAGAAGAACGTCCAATAGAAACAACTGGATTCTGAGCAAAACGGCCTGATTCATTCCTATTAGCCATTACTATCACCACCTAACGACTCTCCGGAGCTGGCGGCTGCCTCTTCCGCAGCCTGAGGAATCTGCATCTTCTGCAACCATTCCTCCGTCCCAAGAGACATGATAAATTTATTATAGTCATTATCAAACTCTGCTTGAATCTCAACTGGAAGGAGCTTAAAATCATTCTCTGCTTTCCGCATAAGAGAAATAGCCTCATGCATGGATTGAGGCGCATCTGTTATATCAGCATAAAAACCCTGAATATGAGAAAGAACGGACGGATCACCGTTCATATACCGGTTAACAATAACCGCCATATCAACAGAAGCACGATGTGACTGGATTTCTTCATAAAGGTTATGTTCTTTGTCAAGCTCCAGCGTTATATTACCATCATCCTCCAAATGGGCTTTATACGTATAAACTATACCAGAACCAGCAGCAGTGAAAAAATGAGGACGCTTTTCACGCGCAACTGTCAAGCGATCAAATTGAGTTGGAAAATGCATTCAATCACTCCTTCGGCAATAAATCTAATACACGAGCCACAAGCAATGGATCACAGGTAGTAAAAACCGCTGTATCTTCATCCCATACCGCAATCTTATAAATATCAAAATCCTTCGGGTATTCCTTCATCACGGTTTCCGACCGGTTCAAATTATAGGAAAAATCACGGATGAAAAGTTCATCCGATACACCGAACATCGGTGTACCAAATTTTCCGGATACATTATCGCGAACAGAATAAACTACAGCTTTCACAGACGAATACCTCCTCTCATAAATCTAGGCGAAAGATTAATTTTCTTAGAACCTTTTGCCGTTCGGCTGAATATACGCTTGTCCTTACCTACTCGACGAATCCTTTTCCGGCTACTCATCATCATTACTCCTTTTCAGCATCAAAGCGCGCTTCTCATAAAGATCACGCTTAACAGCAAGCCTTTCCTCATAACTCAAAGTCGTATTTGCTCTAACAAAAGCTTCCTGCTCCTCTACCAGCAGCAGCCTATGAGATTTTACATACTCCATAGCGTCAGGCTCCTCTAAACCATAGAGATGATCATAATAAGACGGCGGGCGGACTGTACGGCCACCGCCTGAACACTTTAAATAAAGCTCATCAAACCTGTAAATATCCTCTTTATGTTCGTTAAAATACTGGCGGGCAATACCAGGCACCCGAGACATACGGGATTTCTCAGGCTCAATATTAAAACGCTCATAAAATTCAGAAGCCTGTCCATACTTCTTTTTCATCACATACCGGGCAGTATACGCACAGGAATCCCAAGAAGCCTCGTTTACTATCACCTGTCCTTTCTTCCAAATCTTCTGCAAAAAATTTGAAGCATAGCAAGGGTGTCCAAGTTTCGATTTCCGGAGAAATTCGAGATCATCAACCTCCAATCCAAAAATGATCACATGAAAATGAGGCCTATGATGGAGTTCACCATATTCGCCGCCGGCATAAAACCGGATATGACCACGACCACGATATTCCAATGCACGGCGAAGATTTTTCATGAACTGTTTCAAATCATCATAATTCAGCGATAAAACCGGAATACATCCTTCACCTGTTTCCGGATCAGCTGCATGATACCGTTGAATCGTATCAAGATGCTCATTATCATAGGTCAAAGTAACAAAACACCAGCGATCATGATACTCTTTCTCCAAACACATACGAGTAGCCCAATTACGGGAATAATTTAAACGGCATTCAATACACTGGCCACAAGGAACTAATAAAAAGTCACGATTTATAACAGCACCTGTATACCGGGTAAGTTCATCAAATTCTTCATCCGATAACTTAGCCAAAGGATCAGAAGCATCACTATAATTATGTTTATACCACTGACCAGAACCATTACCATAAAGATACTGAACCCAGCGGCCAGTTAAACGTACATCCTGCTTCCCATTGGGTTTATAACCAACCTTCCAAATTTTCCGAGGATCAAGACACAACCAATCACCTCCAGAATGCAAAAAAGCCAGTCCCAAAGGACTGGCCAAAAAAAACGTCCTTCATAAGCTGCTAGACTCCCCATTAAACCAGGTGAAGGACTCTTTTTTGCCTAGGCAAAAAAGGTTTAACAGGGAACTTATCTAGCATCCTCAGAATACCATTTTTTTCTCAATTTGTCAACCACGCACGGACGCGGTTACAAAATTGTGTCACTCAGAGCTAATATAACAAGAGGATATTAGCTCTGAGTGACTAGTTATACGCCGCTCGCGGACAAAAAAAACGCTCCGACTTCTGCCGGAGCGCAAATAAGGGCAAAACTCACTTAAAAAACGATTTTCGAATCTTTGCACCAAAATCTTCCACCGGGTTAAAACGATGTCCAGAAAGGCCACGAGAAAAAGCCTGAGCGTATTGATTCAGCAAACCAAAAGGAGACTCAGAAAAATTCTCTTTCAGATAACGATTAGTATCCGTAGAATACTGAGACGCTTCATAAGACCGATCAGCAGAATACGCAGCAGCCTGACCATGAATCATAGAACCATAGCGGGAAGCAGCAGCAGCCTGATCAGCAGCATAACGAGAAGCAGCTGCATGCTGCTCCGCAGAATAACGGGAAGCAGCAGAAGACATATTAGCACCATACATAGAAGCATCAGCTGCAATCATCGCAGCGGCTTGCTGAGCAGCGGTATACTTATCTGCTACTGCTTGATTTGAAAGGGCAGAGGTAGACATACCTGCCAAAGAGGTCATAGCCTGTAGAGAATTATTCAAAAGCGAAACCAAAGCACCAGAAAGGGAAGTATCCGCCTGAGCAGAAGCACCAGAAGGATTTGAA